ATTGGAATTTCTAGGGTTCTCATATCTGGCAGCTAGTATGCCAGATTATCGGGAACTTTCTTTTAAAACCTCAATGTTGTCTTTATACAATCGCACCCTCTGCCATTAAGTCTGCGATGGCTGAACTTGGTCCCAATGAGGTAACCAACCGCACCAAGATCGAGCCTCTGGCACAGCAGAAGCTGGCAGAATCCCTTGTGCAGAAATATGGTGAGGACGTTGTGTTTGTGAACAAGGTCGTCATCAATGACATGAATTTCGAGGATGCCTATAACGAAGCCATCCAGCAGAAGTCCATTGCACAGCAGAACGCAGATAAGCAGAAGATCGAGAATGAAGCCGCCATTGCCAAGGCAGAAGCGGATAAGCAGGTGGCAATCACCAATGCAGAGGCGGAAGCCCAGAAGACTTCCATTGCCGCAGAAGCTCAGGCAGAGGCAAACCGCAAACTGGCAGAAAGCCTGTCCGATACGCTGATCGAGTACCAGAAGATCCAGAAGTGGGATGGAAAGCTGCCGACTGTGAGCGGCGGTAATGCACTGGTGAGCATTGACCCGGCAGAGTAAGAAACACGATATATGGCAGGGCTTCGGCTCTGCCAATTTTACATGAAATTTATGGAGGATTACGATTATGGCAGTTACAAAGAAAATCGAGATCGATGGCAAGGAAGTCACCTTTAAGGCAAGTGCGGCTGTGCCTCGCCTGTACCGCATCAAGTTCGGCCGTGACATTTACAAAGACCTGCGCCAGCTGGAAAAGAGCGTAGGGGAGAATGATGAGGACAATTCCAACCTCGACCTGTTCAGTCTGGAAATGTTCGAGGACCTGGCATGGCTGATGGCCCGTCATGCAGACCCCGCGAATGTGCCGGACAGCCCGGAGGAGTTCCTGGACCAGTTCAACACCTTTTCCATCTACCAGATCCTGCCCCAGCTGATCGAACTGTGGGGCCTGAATGTGCAGACGGAGGTGGAATCCAGAAAAAACCTCGAAAGAGTGAGCGGGAAATGACCACCCCGCTCTTTCTGCTGCGTTGTGTACAGCTCGGTATCAGCATCGCCGACCTAGACCTGCTGACCATCGGGTTGGTCAATGATATGTTCACGGAACGGCAGAACGACGATTATCCGTACAAAGAGCTGGCCTCGCAGGAGGATTTCGACCGGTTCTAAAGCAAAAAACAGACGACCGTGCTTATATTGTGAACGAAATAAGCACAATCGTCTGGTGATGGTATAAAAAATCCCACTCAGCCATGTGACTGGGTGGGATATATGCTGTCACTATTCGATTTCCACGTCTTCAAAACCGACAAGGTCAGCTTCAGTGATGCCAAGGCGACGAAGCATTTCCTCTTCAGAGATCAAGTAAGATTCAGTCTGTTTTAGAGAGGTGTTTGTTTGCATGGTATCTTCAAAGATGTTGCGGAGATAATCGGGTCCTTCCATCCAGAGTCCGGTGGAATAGTCAAATAGCATTTTGTATGCGGGAGAGGTTACAAAGCGAAAAAATACGTCGTTGAAGGAAACACCGGTATCATCACAGTAGTCTGTGAGCATAGTGCGCATAACGAGTACGGCGCACATTTCGCGTTGTGAATCATCGATGACAACCTCGTTCATAAAACCACCTCCTAGCAATTATTTTTTATGCAGTCTTTTTGGAAGTGCAGTAGTCATAAAGACTCAGCAGATAATCAGAGCCTTCTTTCCAAATCTCTGTGTCAAAATCAAAGAGGGCTTCATACGCACGAGAACTTGTGAAACGAAGAAGAGCTTCCTCGTATGAAATATTTTCTCGTGCTGCAAGGGTTTCTACAGCTTCGCGCATCGCAATTACTGCGCAGCATTCCTTTTGGGAATCTGTAGATTTATAGTTTATAGCATTATCACAATTTGATGTCACCATAGCGGTCACTCCTTATAAATTCAAGATGCTCGACGGCATCCTGAGTTCTGAAACAAAACTGATCCTTGAGACGGTTCGGTAAAAGTTTTTCAATCGTTTCTTTGTCTGCTTTTGGAGTTCCAGGCTCACCAGCACCTTCACCGCTGATATAAATCTGAAGGGTACGGGCTGTCTGATCGTCGGCAATCTTTCCACCGATGATATCAATTACGTTGTATTTTTTCAGAAGCTGAGGAAAGAGGTCTTTCTTTCGATTGGCCGCTACAAAATGCAGCCATTCGATACTGGGTTCTTGAAAAAAGTAAGCGAGAATGTTTGGGTCATAGTGAAATTTGTAGACGGATATTTGTCCGTCAGCTGGATCAAAGTTTTTTGGAACAGCACCGAGGTGTTTTGCTTTGCGAACAGAAAGCTGGACATAGTTATATGCTTGTTCATAAGATGAGGTTAAGTAGAAACCACGACCAAAATCGAGACCACCCATACAGCGGCTTAAGTCGATGTCAGGAATACTGACATAACTTCCGTGGTAGAGCAGCATTCCATCTTCAAGTCCTATCATACGGTAACACCTCGATTCTTGAGCAGGGTTTCAACATCATGCAAAGCGCATTCGTAGCTATTCAAATGAAGAATGTCATAGCAGTCAGCGATAAATCCGAGAATGTCGTATTTCTTAAACAGTTCTGCGCAGTCGCTGGGAGACATTTTCCATTTGGATTGAGCCATCCGAAAGACCCAGCACTGCATATCGGCAATGTCAATATTATATCCACTCATAGAGCATACCTCCTTTGAGTACAATTTCTCAATTTAAGTATAGCTCTTTTTCTGCCGCTTAGCAACGACAGAATTGTAAATTTCAGATTATTTTCCGCCTGTCTGCTTCGTGCAGATGGGCTTTTCTTATGCCCAAAAGGAGGTGGTCATCCACATGGCATCCAGAATCCAGGGCATCACCGTTGAGATCGGCGGCGATACCACAAAGCTCTCCAAAGCACTGGAAAGTGTAAACAAGTCAATCAAGGGGACGCAGTCCGGACTGAAGGATGTCAACAAACTCCTGAAGCTGGACCCCTCCAATACAGAACTGGTTGTCCAGAAGCAGAAGATGCTCAAGGATGCCATCGAAGCCACCAAGGAAAAGCTGGCAACTCTGAAAACTGCTGCACAGCAGGCCAATGAGCAGCTTGCCAACGGTGAGATCACCCAGCAGCAGTACGATGCCCTCCAGCGTGAGATCGTGGAGACCGAACAGAATCTGCGGTCTTTACAAGACCAGGCGGCGACCACGAATGCGACCCTTGCCAAGATCGATGAAGCCGGAGAAAAGCTCCAGAACATTGGATCTTCTGTGGAGAATGTCGGTAAGAAGTTCCTGCCGGTGACTGCCGCTGTAACGGGTCTTGGCACTGTCGCAGTGAAGACCGCAGCCGACTTCGATTCCGAGATGAGTAAGGTTTCTGCCATTTCCGGTGCGACTGGGGATGACTTCGACCAGCTTCGTGCAAAAGCCCGTGAAATGGGTGCTAAGACCAAGTTCTCCGCATCAGAGGCTGCTTCGGCGATGGAGTACATGGCCATGGCCGGATGGAAGACTTCTGACATGCTGAACGGCATCGAGGGCGTCATGAATCTCGCGGCCGCTTCGGGTGAAGACCTCGCTACGACTTCAGATATTGTCACGGATGCCCTCACCGCTTTCGGTTTGTCTGCGGCGGATTCCGGGCATTTTGCAGATATCCTTGCAGCCGCTTCATCCAATGCGAATACCAACGTCAGCTTGATGGGCGAGACGTTCAAGTACTGTGCACCTATCGCCGGTGCGCTTGGGTTCTCGGCAGAGGATACCGCAGAAGCCATCGGACTTATGGCAAACAGTGGTATCAAGGCTTCACAGGCGGGTACTTCCCTTCGTACCATCATGAACAACCTTTCCGGTGAAGTGACCTTTGTCGGTAAAAACATCGGTGAAGTTACGATTGCCACCAGCAATGCAGATGGCAGCATGAGGAGCCTGAATGATATCCTCGCAGACTGCCGTGTAGCATTCTCTGGCTTGACCGAATCTGAAAAAGCATCCAATGCAGAGGCACTGGTCGGCAAGAATGCGATGTCTGGTTTCCTTGCCCTGATGAATTCCAGCGAGACGGACATCAACAAACTGCGTGGTGCCATTGAAAACTGTGACGGCGCATCCGAGAGCATGGCAGAAACCATGCAGGACAACTTAAATGGTCAGCTCACCATCCTGAAATCTCAGCTGGAGGAGCTGGCTATTTCTTTTGGCGATATCCTGATGCCCACCATCCGCAAGATCGTATCTGCCGTGCAGCAGTTCGTGGACAAGCTCAACAGCATGGATGAGGGTACCAGGGAAACGATCATCAAGATCGGACTCCTGGCGGCATCCATCGGTCCGCTGCTCATTGTGCTGGGCAAGACCATATCGACCGTCGGCACAGCGATGCGGGGGTTCAGTTCTCTTGCAAAGGGTGTCCGGCTTCTCATCACCCATGTGGGCAGTGCCAGTGGTGTGTTCAGCAAGCTGGGTGTGGTTCTGGGTGGTCTGTCCGGCCCGGTTGTAGCAGTAGTGGCGGTCATCGGTACACTGGTGGCGGCCTTCATGAACCTCTGGAACACCAACGAGGAGTTTCGTACTGCCATTACCGGCATCTGGAACGACATTGTTTCCAAAGTGAAAGGCTTCTGCGACCAGCTGACACAGCGGATCAACGGACTGGGCTTTGACTTTAAGGATGTCACAGAGGTACTGAAGGCAGTATGGGATGGTTTCTGTCAGGTGCTTGCACCGCTGTTTGAGGGAGCGTTCCAGAATATTGCCACCATCCTTGGCGTCGTTCTGGATACCTTACTGGGTCTTTTCGATGTCTTTTCCAATGTGTTCTCCGGCAACTGGAGTGGCGCATGGGAAGCGGCAAAGGGCATCTTCTCCAGTATCTGGGATGGCGTGAAGTCTGTATTCTCTACGACTCTTACCGCATTAAAGAGCGCACTGGATGTGTTTCTTGGGCTGTTCGGTACGGACTGGCAGACGGTCTGGGGCAGTATCAAGAGCTTCTTTGAGACCGTGTGGAGCGGAATCAGCAGCTTCTTTTCAAACACAGTTTCTGCTATCCAGAGTGTGGCAACGACTGTGTTCACTGCAGTTTCGAGCTTCTTTACGACTGTCCTTACGAGTATCCAGACGACCTTCAGCACCATCTGGACTGCCATTTCCACAGCCGTTTCTTCTGTGTTGAATACGATCCATACCACGGTGACAACTGTGTGGACGGCGATCTCGACTGCGATTTCTACGGTCATGAACACCATCAGCACGACGATCACTTCGGTGTGGAATGGCATCTACAACACCATGAAACCTCTGTTGGATGCGTTCAAATATCTGTTTGAAACCATCTGGCAGGCAATTCAGATCCTGATCGGCGCAGCACTGACTGCGATCCAGACGAAGATCACTTCCATCTGGAACGCCATCGTCGCCTTTGTGACTCCGATCCTGACTGGATTGCAGACGACTTTCTCTACGGTTTGGTCCGCGATCCAGATAGCCATATCTACGGTGCTGACTGCAATCCAGACCGCGGTGACAACTGTATGGAACGCTATTGTATCGTTCCTGTCTCCGCTGCTGACTGGCATTCAGACCCGGATGAGTACGGCATGGAATGCAATCAAGACGGTCATTTCGACTGTCCTTTCAGCAATCCAGTCCACGGTTTCTTCCATCTGGAGCGCCATCAGCAGCAAAATCTCCGGTGTGGTAAATGGTATCAAATCGGTGGTTTCTTCCGGCTGGAATGCCATGAAGTCTACGGTTTCGTCCCTCAGTAACAGCATCAAGAGCGCGGCGACCACAGCTTTTAACTCGATGAAATCCGGGATTTCCTCTACCATTTCCGGTATTAAGTCCACCATCACGAACGGCTTTAACAGTGCAGTTTCCTTTATCAAGGGTCTGGCTGGACAGGCATTCTCGTGGGGCTCTGACATGATCGGCAACATTGTGTCCGGTATCCAGTCGAGGATTCAGGATGTGGCAAGCGCCGTATCGGGAGTGGCGGACCGTATCCGCTCTTTCCTGCACTTCTCTGTGCCGGATGAGGGGCCTCTGGCAGATATGGAAAGCTGGATGCCGGACTTCATGCAGGGACTGGCAAACGGCATCACGACCAACACCAGCCTTGTAACTGCGGCGGCAGAGAATCTGTCCACCACGCTGTCTACTTCCATCACCAACTCCATGAGGGGAGTGGAGCAGGCATACAGTAAGAGCTGGGCGGCCATCAGCCAGACGGTGAAGACCGGAACGGCAGGTGTGAGTGCCGCGATGAGATCCGCATGGAGTTCCATTACAACCAGTACCACGAGCACATGGAACAGCATCAAGACCACCATCCAGACCAGCTTTGCGGCGGTGAAGACCAATGTGACCTCTGCGACAGCAGCAGTGAAAACGTCCATGACCAGTGCATGGAATGCAGTGAAGTCGCTGACAACGACCAGCTGGAACGGCATTAAAACGGTCATTACCACAGCGTGGAACGGGATCAAGTCCCTTACTACTTCTGCGACTGCTTCTGTAAAATCCTCCATGACAAGCGCATGGAATGCGGTGAAAACTCTGACGAACACCAGCTGGAATGGTATCAAGACGGTGATTACGACAGCGTGGAACAGTATCAAGTCTCTTACAACTTCCTCTGTATCCACAGTTCGCAGTACGGTCACAAGCAGCTGGAACACACTGAAATCCACCACGACCTCTGCTTTCAATAGCATCAAGTCCACGGTGTCTTCGGCAATGTCCAGTCTACGCAGCACGGTTTCCTCCGGTGTTGCAAATATCAGGAGCAGCTTTAACTCGCTCGGTTCGATTGCTTCTTCGGCATACCGCTGGGGTGCAGATATCTGTTCCCAGATGGCGGCAGGTGTCCGGGCAGCGGCCGGTTCCGTGATCGCGGCGGCAGAAAATGTCGCAAGCAGGGTCAGAAGTCTGCTGCATTTCTCTGTGCCGGACGAAGGACCTCTGTCCGATGCAGACACCTATATGCCTGACTTCATGAAGCTGCTGGCGACCGGCATTAAGAAAAATGTCAAGTCGGTAGTGAAGGCTGTGCAGGGGCTTGCCGGGTCTATGAGCAGTAACCTCACGACTCCGGTGGATTCTCTGGGCGACTGGATGGATTCTGTGGTCGGCAGTTTTGCCACTACGATCAAGAGAAGCCAGAGCGGTGTCGGCAGTGCTGCAAGGGATGTGGGCAGCGGTATCCAGTCCCAGCTGATGGCCGGGCTTTCCGGGCTGAAAACACAGTTCCAGCAGCTCTGGACTGACCTGCAGGGTATCACCAAAACAGCAGTCGGCAGTATGAGCGATGAAGTGAAGCAGGGCTTTACGGACATAAAGGATTCCATTGGAGAGCTGAGTTCTCAGACCGGTTCCCTTGGAAATGCGATCCGCAGCCTTGGCGATACCTTCAACTCGGATTTCCTAAAGAGCCTGGGCAATGGCATCAGCAAAGTCGGTGATACGGTCAATACGGTCACCGGTCTTGTGGACAAGCTCGGCTCTATGAAGAACACCATCGGAAACCTCGGAAGTACGTTGCAGAACCTCGGCAATGTTCTTGGCTCCGAAAACGGAGGCGGTCTGCTGTCCAACATCGGCAGTTTCCTGTCGAAGATCGGCAGCGCAGATGGCGGTCAGATCGTGTCGAACTTTGGCAACCTGATCTCCGGGCTGACCTCCAAAATGGGCGGTCTGGGAGAGGGAATCTCCGGTATCATCTCGAAGCTGGGAAGCCTTGGCTCCAGCGGTGGGGGAATCCTGTCGAATCTGGGCGGGCTGCTTTCCGGTGTAGTGACGAAGATCGGCGGCTTAGGCGGCAGTCTTTCTGGGCTTCTGTCTGGTGTGGGTTCCACATTGGGCGGAATTGCTGGTTCTGCCGGCTCCGCAATCGCAGGACTGTTCGGCTCGGTTGGCACGGCCGTATCTGGTCTGGCGGCAGGTGCGGGTACGGCTCTTGCAGGCGTAGCAAGCTCCGCAGGTGGTTTCCTCGCATCCGCAGGCACAGCACTTGCTGGTCTGGCGGGTCCTGCAGGTATCGCAGTGGCGGCCGTTGGCGGCATCGGTCTTGGACTGACCGCTCTCTGGAAAAACTGCGATGGCTTCCGGGAAGGAGTCACGAATATCTGGAACAAGGTCACTTCGGTATTCTCGAATGGAGTAAATGCCATCAAGAACGGTATCTCCAATGCGGCTTCTGCCATCGGCAACGTGGCATCGTCCATCTGGGGCGGTATCAAGAACGTGGCTTCCTCGGCAGTCAGCTGGGGCAAGGATATCGTTGGCGGTATTGCAGGAGGCATCAAGAAGGGTGTGAGCTGGGTCGGCAGTGCGGTCAAGAGTGTGGCAAGCGGTATCCGTTCGTTCCTGCACTTCTCTGTGCCGGATGAAGGACCTCTGGCAGATGCGGACACCTATATGCCAGACTTTATGAAGCTGCTTTCCGGCGGCATCAAGAAAGGCGAGGGCGGACTAATCAGCCAGATCAAGTCGATGGCAGCAAAGGTGCAGCAGGGTATGGAGGGCATCAGTTCCTTCAGTCTGCCGGAACTGACCCTGCCGCACTTCGATGGCTCTGGCTGGAACTTCCCGCAGGCGGCTCTGGCCGGAGGCGGTACCACCCGGACGACCAACCTTGGTGGCGTATATATCACGGTCAACGGCTACAATGCCCGGAACGATGATGAACTCGCACAGACCGTTGCCGATAAGATCAACGGCATGATCCACGAGGATGATTCGGTCTTCAAGTAAAGGAGGAGATGCGTATGGGCTATAACACCCCAAAGCAGACAGTATCACAGTTTCAGCTCAAAGGCAGATATGCCAGACAGTATCTGTCCTTTGCCGGGAAGTCCAGCAAGGACTTCCTTTTATATTTGTCTGGTCCCGGTGTGTATGATTCCCCGGCTGCGGATGTGGAGAGCACCTCCGTACCCGGCAGGAACGGGGACATCATCACCGAGAATGCAAGGACAGGCAGGCGCAGATATCAGAACGTGGATATCAAGTATAAGGCATTTTTCTTCAACGGTCTGCCTGCCAAGACCGCAGCGGTCAAGGCATGGCTGTTATCTCCGATCGGGTATCAGAAATTGCAGGACACCTACGACCCGGATTTCTTCCGGATGGCAGTCTGCAAGGATGCTCTGGAATTTGATGTGACAGCCCAGAAAGCCGCTGAGATGGAGCTGACATTCAACTGTAAGCCCCAGCGTTGGAGCGTGGATGGGCAGAGGGTGATCCGGTTGGATGGCAGATCAACTTTGAAGAACCCATTTGCATTTCCGGCGCAGCCTATCTTCAAGGTCTACGGAGATTCTGGCGGTGAGCTGTATGTGGGTGAGGAGAAGATCACCATCCACAGTATTAAGGACTACGTGTTTCTCAACTGTGAGACGCACAACGCCTACAATGCTTCCGGCTTCTGCAATGAGACCATTCTTTCGGATGACTTCCCGGAATTGCCGGAGGGAAAGACACAGATCACATGGACAGGCGGTATCACAGCGGTGGAGGTGACTCCACGCTGGTGGACGCTGTAAGAGGGAGGTGCAGCCAGTGATCCCATGTTTATATGATTCCAGAGAAATGAAATTTGACCATAACGGCATCGGAAAGCTGGCAGATGCACAGTCTTGTACCGTAACGGAAAAGAGAAACGGAAGCTATGAACTGAAGCTGGTCTGTCCGGCAGATGGCATCCATGCAGAGATGCTGGAGGAGGGGAATATCATCCTTGCCAAGCCATCCGATACCATGCAGTCTCAGCCGTTCCGCATCTACAAGATCACGACCCCTATTGATGGCAAGCTGGAAGTGCAGGCACGGCATATTTCCTACCAGCTCAACTTTATCACGGTATCACCATTTTCAGTGACCGGATGTGGCGGGGCAATGCAGGGGCTGAAAAGCCATGCGGCTTCCGACTGTCCGTTTAATGTCTGGACGGATGTGGAATCCAGTGCAACCTTTACGCTGGGAGTTCCATCCTCCTTCCGAAACTGCCTTGGAGGTATGGCCGGGTCAGTTCTGGATGTTTTTGGCGGTGAATTCGAGTGGGACCGGTATACAGTCAAGTTCCATAAGGCAAGAGGTGCCGACCATAACGTCCACATTATCTACGGTAAGAACCTGACGGATTTCAAGATGGAAAGATCCATCGAGAACACGATCACTGGTGTGCATCCGTACTGGGTGGATAATGAAACCCAGGCGGTCATGGAACTGCCGGAGAAGGTGGTGCTGCAAAGCAAACGGTCGATCCCCTACCAGAAGGTCACCGTGCTGGACTGTACCAGCAATTTTCAGGAAAAGCCGAGTGAGACGGCACTCCGGGAATACGCACAGAACTATATCGACACCACGGACTTAACAGAGCCGGAGATCGATATCAAGATCGACTTTTTACAGCTCTGGAATACACCGGGGTATGAGGACATCGTGGAAGCAGAGCGTGTTTCCCTTTGCGATACGGTCCATGTGTTTATCTCAAAGCTGGGAATTGAAGTCAGTTCCAAAGTCACCGAAACCGAGTATGATGCGCTACTGGAACGCTATAACAGCATCACGCTGTCAAACTCCACGGTCAGCAGCCGAAATTCTTCTCTGACAGGTTCGCTCAACAGCATCCGGAATACAGCGACGATTGCCTATGATACGGCAGTCCGTGCGGAAACGGCAGTGGGAGAGCAGGTCGGTGGGATCACAGCATCTATCATTTATGACGGTGCGCTTTTTGCTGCGCTGTTTGGCCTTCATTATAAAAATGAAACTGACAATAAGGGAAATACGACCCGGTATGCATTCAATGCGGCGACTTTGAAACAGTCAACGGTCGCATGGAAGAACAGCTCTGCCGGGTTGTTTGTATCCACGGATGGCGGTAAGACGTGGGGCTATGGCTGGGAGGAGGATGACACTGCAGTCAGGACAGCGATCCTGCTGGAACAGACCCTCAAAGAACTGGATGACCGCTATAAGAAAGCCACGGAGCTTTCCGAGGAGCTGCTGAAGGAACTGGATGAGCGGTACAAAACAGCGACCGCCATTTCTGCCGAGCTTCAGAAAACGCTCGATCAGCGGTACGAAACAGCAAAAAAGCTGTCCAAGGATTTATATGAGGAACTGGATAAGCGGTATGGCACTCTTACGGAAATCTCGGAAGATCTGCAAAAGGAGTTGGACGAGAGATACAGTGTGGCGAAGAAGCTGTCGGAAGAGGTCGAAAAAGAACTGGATGAAAAGTACCAGCCGAGTGTCCCGGTATCGGAAACCGCACCGGAAGCCCCGGTAGCAGATACGCTCTGGGTCGATAAGAAGAACCTGCAGTTAATGCTCTGGGATGGAGAACAGTGGCAGACCATCGGCTATGAGCCGGAACAGCCAACGGAACCGACCACACCGACGGAACCGGAAAAGCCGGAGCCGGAGAACCCGGACACCGAAGGAAAAGATAATGGGAACAAAGAAGAAACAGATGATAAGAAGACCGATCAGGAAGGAGGGGGCGCGTAATGGTCACAAGCATTTGTCAGGAAGTGGAGCTGTCGCTGACGGAGAACCTGATCCCGGTGACAGTTCCGGTTAAGCAGTATGACAACAAAGCACGGAAAGTTCGCTGTGTTTTGTATAACAACTCGGTGCAGTATTTCGTGCCACAGGACTGCATCGTTGCCTGTTCCGGTACCAGACCGGACGGTACGATCTTTCACTACACCAGCGAAACAGCATCCGACCTTGTGTTTGTTGAAAATGGGGCGGTCGTCTTTACGATCACGACCTTCATGACCGCACAGGCCGGGCGGTTTCCGCTGGATGTTGTTATGCTCAGCACAGCGGGGGATGTCCTTGGTTCGTTCTCCCTCACATTGAAGGTGGAGCGGGCGGCCATCAACAACGGCAAGATCGCCACCTATACCTACGCGGGTGTGGTGGAAGCTATCCGTAAAGGTCTGCTGGAAGTGTATATCACGGATGATGGCTATTTTGCCGTTGTGTCGGAGGATGGACTCGGCTTCAGTGACAAGTCGGAATCCAGCACCATCCAGAAATTCATTGAAAATCTTTTGAACTGTACGGTTACGGATGACGGCTATCTTGCTTTCACCACTGAAGACGGTCTGAAGCTCATCTTTTCAATGGACGGTGACGGACGGCTGATCGTAGAGTTTGCAAACGGCTGATAGAGCCGGGAAAGGGGAAAATATGTCGGAATATATCGGCAACCGAATCGTCCCTCGCCATGATGGTGTCTGGGACAAAGCAAAAGAATATGAACCTCTTACCATTGTGTATGAGGAATCCACAGGCGACAGCTATATGAGCCGGAAACCTGTGCCGGCCGGAACGCTTCTATCACAGGAGGAATACTGGGCGATGTGTTCCCGGTTCTCGGAGCAGATGGCTCTGTACCGTCAGAATACGGCAGAAGAAGTGGAGCAGTTCCGCAAGGATACTGCGGCAGATGTAGAGCAGCTTCGTACAGATACTGCATCAGATGTGGCGGTCCTGCGCAAGATGACCGCGCAGGATGTGGCGGATATCACCCAGAAGGTCGATGCCGCAAATAGTGCGGTTGCGGCCAGTAAGTCCGAGATGGATAAGACTGCGGAAATGCTGAAAGCCCAGATCAATGCCAATGTCAAGGCATCTACGGACAAGAATGCCAACTATGCACAGGAGCTGGTAGATGCCCGTGTGGATGATGAGGGGAAGACTTATCCCACAGCCGGTGACAATATCCGTGCGGTCGGCAGGGTGCGTTCCATGCAGAATATCATGAAGAACTGGGTGATCAAAAATGGTTACGCAAACCAGAACGGCAACCTTGTAGCTTCGGAAAGCTGGCGCGTGGCGCACATGGTCCCGGTCAGCGGTGATGCGATTCTGGTGGACGGTCAGTTCGGCTATATGAGCGGCCGGAATGACTATAACAACGTGGTCTGCTATGACATGGACCGTAAGTTCCTCGGTGGCTGTTTCCGGGCAGAGAGCGGCAAGGTCTATGACAACTATGTGATCACACTGCTTCCGAATACCCGTTTCATCTCTGTCACCACCAATGAAAAGCTGTTCTCGAAGCTCTCGGTGTACCTCTATGACAACATGCTCCCGATGAGATTGCTGTCAAATTACGCAACAGGCTGGCAGTGGATGAACGGCAGCGTGGATATCAGGTTCACGGGCAGCAAGGTGACAGTCACATTCCCGGAGGGAAAGAGTGTGTATGTCTGCCGCCGTACAAATGGTATACAGTACGAGCAGACGAAACTGGTGGCGGAAAACAGTACCTCGTTTGACTTTGCAGTAGTGGGAAAATGGTGGGCGATCTACTATGATGGTGCGGAAGCATCCGCAAACGAGACGGGAGAAAAGACAGAAGTCCCTGTCATTAAGGTGGAAAATACAAGCGGCGATAGCTGGGGCGATCTATTCACAAAGGGCCGCTTTGTGTTTGCGGTCTTTTTTGACTGGAATGTGGTATACGCAGCTCCTTCGAGCAGCGGTACAGTCATCAATGGGATCGATTATGGCAATCCAGCCAAGATTGCGAATACTGCGATGACCTGGCACAAGTACCGTTCAGCAAAGATGTTCCTCGCTACAGGCCAGTTTGCGATCGATACGGTCAACCGCACCATTCAGGTCACGAAACGTATCCTGGCGGTTGTCGATAACGGTGCTTACTACTGGATCAGTGCTAGTGAGGAGCCGGTACCGATGTTGGATAGCACGGAAGCAGAAAAGCATCACATGCTGATCCTTGCCTATGACTCGTCCATAGATCAGATCAATCTTTACAACACTGCACAGTTCCGAGCATTGGGAGTAAACGGCTACTATATCGCTGCATGGTATGAAAACCATTTCTGGTATCCGCACATGAGCTCATCTTTCAGCATTGTACTGGATGGCACAACTTATAAGGCTGGTGAGCTTTTCGATGAAGAACGGCGTGATTCCTATATCGAAAAGAAGTATGAGGACCGCTTTCAGCAGCTCCGCACGGATCTTGCCGGTAAGGATTCCCGCCATATGTATCTGGCAAGCGGCGGTATTACCATTGACCAGGATGCCGGTACGATCCAGGTCAGTACCAAGTGTCTGGGTGTTCCGGATACGTTCCACTATGAGTGGATCATGGCAGGCGATCCGGTAGAGATGGCATTTAACACACCCAGCTCGACATTTGGTATGCCGATGCGCATCCTCGCTTATGATGCCGGTACGAAAACCATCAATCTGTACGACACCAGCCTGTTCCGAAAGCTGGGTACGAATGGTTTCTATATTGCATCCTGGTATCAGAGCAAGCTGTATAATCCGCACATTCACCCGGATGTGAAGTTCATTGTGGGCGGTAAGGAATACAAAGCGGGTGATCTCTTCGCAGATAACGCGGCATCTTTCATCCCGAAGCGTATCACGGATTATGTGCAGAAAGCCATTACTCCGGCTGTAGAGGATGACATCGTGACCCCGTCCCACTGGGACTGCATGGAGGGACGCCAGCTTTCCATCTTCTTTGACTGTCTTTCCCGCCACGATGGCAAGGAAAATCTGTATGTGCTCGCCAGAGGCACGAATGCACCGAGCCTGACCCGGAACGAGTACTGCATGAACTACACGCCGACGAAGGACAGTACGGATTTTGCACTGACCGTCCGCCGTCTGGATGAAGATGACTGCCATACGGTATCGTCCAAACCTGTCCAGGTCAGGGTCCACCATAAGCTGAAGGACAAGCTCACGAAGAATATCTGCATCTGTGGAGACTCTCTCGTGGACAATGGTTCTGTGGCAACGGAAGTGTACCGTCTGCTGGCAGAGGATAATGACTGCGTGATCCACCAGCTGGGAACGAGAGGACCGTCTGGCGGCAAGCACGAAGGACGCGGCAGCTGGACCTTTGCCCGGTATCTGGCAGATACGGATTACGCCGGCAAAACGAATGCGTTCTGGGACAAGATCAAAGGCCGTCTGGATTTCCAGAAATACTGCGAGACCAACGGCTATGAGGGCATCGATTACTTCCTGATCGCACTTGGCACCAATGATGTGTCACAGGGCACTACACTGTACCGCACGGAAGCAGAGGTGCAGAAGTTCGTGGATCAAGCGAAGCAGTTCATCGATGCGCTGCTGGATAAGGAAACGGGCTTCCCGAACTGCAAGATCGGTATCGGTCTTTGTGGTCCCGGCTCGGATTATTCTTATCAGTGCGGTTCCAGCATGGGTATCTTCCATATGAGTATCAACACGCTGAACCTTGCACTGATCAAGGCATTTGATGCTGGCAAGTATCGCAAAAACGTGACCTGTTTTGCCCACGGTCTTCGCACGGACCGCCGTCTGGCATTTCCGTATTCGGATAAGCCGGTGACGAACCGATTCACGGAAACCAGCCGGACGCTGACCAACAGCATCCACCCGTCCGGAAGAGGCTATCAGGCATGGGCAGACGGCTATTACTGCCAGATCCGTGCATGGCTGACAGAAGACAGCAAATAAATTTCCACTGTCCCTGACAGACATACCTCCCAAATGCCTGTGAAACGGTGTTCATTATAGAAGGAGTATACACAAGGCGGCATTGACCGTCTATTTTTATGCCCAAATGGGCAGGAAAGGACAAGATTATGCAGAATGTGATCGACAAGATTGAATGGATGTTCGCAGGTCTGGGTGGTTTCCTGGGCTGGTTCTTTGGCGGGTTTGACGGCTTCCTGTATGCACTGGTGGTGTTCGTGGTCTGTGACTACTTCACCGGGGTGCTGGCGGCAGCCATCAAGCATGAGCTTTCTTCTGAAGTTGGCTTTAAGGGCATCGCCAAAAAGGTGTGCATCTTTGTGCTGGTTGGAATCGCCAACATCATTGACACACAGATCCTCCAGAATGGAGCCGCCATCCGTACAGCAGTGGTGTTCTTTTATTTGGCGAATGAAGGCCTGAGCTGCCTCGAAAACGCAGCAGTCATCGGTCTTCCTGTGCCGGAGAAGCTCAAGGAGATGCTGGCACAGCTGAAGGCAGAAAAAGAGAATAAGGACGATTGATCGATGGGGAGAGGTGTAACAGCCTCTCCCTCAAATTTTAGGAGGAATGAACCATGAGTAAGAAAGAGTATCCCGCAAAACTGACGACCGGTTATTACCGTGTGCGAGAAGTCTGGGAAGATGAGGCATCCCAGTTTGGCGCGTACCGTCTGCTGGCGAATGCAAAAGCCAAGTGCGATGAGAACCCCGGCAGCCGAGTGTTCGACAATGACGGCAACGTGATCTATCCGGAAGAGGCTGTCCCGGATACCGGCGCAGATGAGAGTGAGGAGAAAGCAGTCGTGGACGATATCCCGGAAGATAAGCCGGAAACCACAACCCCTGTGGAAGATACCCCGGCGGAAAAGGAAGCAGAGGATGAAGTTGATAAGAATGAGGAGTCCGCTGTGGATGAGAATGAGTTCCCGACTGCGGAGGAGCTTCCGGCGACCATTGCCTACGGCAAGCTCAAGACCCTTATGAACATCCGCAAAAAGCCGAGTCTGGATGCAGAGGTCGTAGCGGTCTACAAGAAGAATGCCCTTGTGGAAGTCGTGCAGTTCTGTGATGGCTGGCTGAAGATCAAATGTGCCGAAGCAGAGGACGGTGTGGCATATGTCCTGAACAGTGCGGATACCTATGCGTTCACAGCTGGCAGGATCTATACCGTTGTTCCCGGTGATAATCTCTGGAAGATCGCAGATAAGGAACTGGGAAGCGGCAGCCGCTGTGCAGATATCCGTGTGCTGAATGGGCTGACTTCCAACGCCATCCGGGTCGGCATGAAACTGCTGATCCCGTAACAACAGAATAACCACAGCACGAGGTTCAGAGTGATCTGGGCCTCAACTTTTTAGCAGGAGGAAATCATTATGGGATATACCAATAGTCCACTCGTTGTTTACACCAAGCTCTCCCCGAACCATTCCGGGCAGAGGACACACAGTATCGACCGCATCACACCGCATTGTGTGGTCGGTCAGCTTTCTGCGGAGAGCATCTGCGGCTGCTTTACCAGCACGAGACGTCAGGCAAGCTGCAACTACGGCATCGGTACGGATGGGCGGGTGTCACTTTGTGTCGAGGAAAAGAACCGCAGCTGGTGTTCGTCCAGCAATGCCAATGACCAGAGGGCTGTCACCATCGAGTGCGCCAGCGACATGAATGAGCCGTATGCCATGAACAGTGCCGTATATGACTCTCTCGTCAAGCTCTGCATCGATATCTGCAAGCGTAACGGGAAGAAGAAGCTCCTGTGGCTGGGTGATAAAAATAAGACACTCAACTATGTTCCGGCGGCAGATGAAATGGTGCTGACTGTTCACCGCTGGTTTGCCAACAAAAGCTGCCCTGGAAACTGGCTGTATGCCCGCCTGGGTGATCTGGCCGCAAGGGTAACTGTAGCACTGGGCGGTTTATCCTCATCCGGCATGCAGGCTTCTTCGCTCAAGAATCTCTCGGAAGCAGAAGCCGTGGCAAAGATCGGTCCGCTGTTTACTGCGAACCAGAAAACCACGGGCATCCTTGCCTGCGTGTCGATGGCACAGTTCATTCTGGAATCCGGCTACGGCAAATCTGAGCTGGCACAGAATGCCAATAACTGCTTCGGCATGAAGACTTCGCTTTCCGGGAACAGCTGGAGCGGCAGCAGTTGGGATGGCAAGTCCGTCTATACCAAGAAAACGCAGGAGCAGAACGATGACGGTTCGATGGTCACGATCACCGCTGACTTCCGTAAGTACGCCTGTGTGGAAGACTCCATTGCCGACCATGCGGCATATCTGCTCGGTGCGATGAACGGCAGCAGGAAACGCTACGAGGGTCTGGCAGGCTGCACTGATTACAAGAAAGCGGCACAGATCATCAAGGATGGTGGCTATGCTACCAGTCACACCTATGTGCAGGATCTCTGCAATATCATCGAGCGTTGGAACCTGACGCAGTACAATGCGGCTGCTGGAAGCACCACCATTTCCGGCTGGTACCGTGTCCGTAAGAGCTGGCAGAATGCCGCTTCCCAGAAAGGTGCGTTCCACGACCTCACCTATGCAAAGCAGTGCGCGGATAAGAATCCGGGCTATTATGTTTTTGACCCGGCGGGTAAGGCCGTCTACCCGGAACCGAAGTCTTCAGTCCCGTACACTGTGCGTGTATCCATTAAAGACCTCAACATCCGCAAGGGACCGGGCACGAATTACGGTAAGACCGGTTATTACACCGGAAAGGGCGTGTTTACCATCGTGGCAGAAGCTGCCGGTGCTGGTTCTGCAAAGGGCTGGGGCAAGCTGAAATCCGGTGCAGGCTGGATCGCACTTGACTTTGCATCCCGTATCTAAAAACAGTCCCCGTCCTTACAGGGCGGGGCGTACATAAACATTATTGCGAGGTGAATTAGCTGAATGTTAAAGAATATGAAAAAAGACACAGAACCAGGTGTGGGCTGTGCCTTTCAAAATGGGCTATTCCTGTCCGGTTAGCCGATCATATAAGATAACAGTTTCAGATGTTGAAACGCAAATCCGTTCTTTTTTCAGGATTGTTCGTGGGCGCTGGTTCTCACGGTAATCTCGGTCTGTTTGTGTAAAAGCAGAGCAGCAAACAAAATCACAAACGGAAATGTCACCTGATGAAGTTGATCGGATGATAAAGATAAAATCAATTGGCGGTGTAGCTTTAGAAATCAGGTAATCAGCTTGTATTTGGGTGCTGAAGGAATAAAAACGCGGCATGTAGGAATGGAGGATAAAGTCCTGTTCAATTGTTTGCTTTAAGCGAACCAATGCTTCCAGGCGGGGCTTTACACTTTCCTGATATTGAGAGCCTTTTTCGATCTGAGAAAGCATGATTTTTTTACGCAGGATCATGTCAAGCGTTTTTGACCGGTTGAATCGTGGCAGACTGACATCAGTCAAATATTGAAAACCTGCAAGATGCGGAAATCGCTCAGGTGGGAAAGCGAGAGTGATGGTATGAAGCTGCTTTTTGTAGCCATATGTAAAAACGTAATTGAACTGCATTAGTTCTTTCCACGTTAATGCCGCTTCATATAGTATATCGGTACTCATGCCATCATCTCCTTTGCCAAAAAATAAGAGCCCTGCCGTAGCAAGGCTCTCATTAAGCGTTTTTGTTCGATTCAAAGAATCTATTCGGCTTGTGGTTGTCGCATAACCCACGGGCAGGCTCCACAATCGGCTGAAACCGAACCAGTCCACTGCTTCAACGCCACGATAGCTGGTCAATGCCGCTATCCTCTAAGTTCATTATAACACAAAATAACCAGAACACAAGTACTCTGGAATAATTTGTGGCGTGTGAACTATCACGCTCAGTATTAGTATATGCGGAATCGGAAAAATCGCAACTGGAAAAAGAAACAAAATAAAAATAAAAATCGTGCAGATAAGACAATAATCTCCCAGATTATTCTCCGTCTTTCTGCGCCGAAATTACTTGATAATATCACGAAACAGAGGGAATATGTGACTGCCCAAAGAGAAGAAAACGGGCAGGAAAGGAGCGAAAACTATGAGTACTGGTACGGATTTCCTTGCAAATCTGCAGAAAAAGACTGTGAAGAATACAGTACAGCAGAAACAGCAGAAGAGAGTAAATGCATCTGCTGTGGATGTCTCGGTTTTACTGGAAGCCGCTCTTGGGAAAAAGAAACCTGTGGAAGCTGTGGCAGATGTTCGTCAAAGTACGGATGCTGCCACAGCTTCTTTTTTACCACTGGCTGATACGCACCAGGGCAGGTCTACTCAACAAAAACCCAAAAACGCATCAGATAAAAAACAGACACCCCAAAAATCAAAAGACATCGTGGACGCCGGTATCACAGCTCTTATCCAGAAAGCTCTGGATGCCAAAAAGGTCATGGCAGAGCCGGACATTGTAGAACGGCTGCAGAGCAGTATGGAGAGTGAGTTTACGAAGCTCTTCACACCGGAAGAACCGCAGGATAACAAGTTCGTTTCGACGGCGACCTTCCGGGCTACCAAAAAGAAAGCCGGAACCCTTAATGTGGCAGCTTACATCCGCGTTTCTACGGACATGAGCGACCAGGAGAACTCCTATGAAACGCAGGAAAAATACTTTAACCAGCTGATTGAAAATAATCCGGCATGGAATGCAGTCGGTGTGTACTCCGATTACGGCATCTCCGGCACTTCCAAGGAAAAGAGAACCGGATTCCGCCGACTGATGCGCCATTGTAAGGACGGGAAGATCGACCGCATTGTGTGCAAGTCCATATCACGATTTGCCCGAAACACGGCTGACTTTATGAGTGCACTGGATGTCCTGCATGACTGCGGGGTAACGATTCTGTTCGAGAAAGAAAATCTGGATACGGCAGACCCGACCAGCGACTTCATCCTTACGACACTGGCAGCCATTGCACAGGAAGAAAGCCGCAGCATTTCCAGCAACATCCGGCTGGGGCAGAAGATGCGCTTTCCGAAGGGGGATGTTCCAAACAAGATCATGTACGGATACCGCTACAATGGGAAGATGGTTACCTCCGAGAGCGGATATGAGTATAAAGATATTGAGATCGTTGAGGAAGAAGCCAGGGTCGTCCGGCGCATTTTCCATGAAGTCGTGGAAGGGAAAGCCTATACGGAGATTGCAAGGGGACTGAACATGGACAAGATTCCGGCTCCTGTCACCGACGCAGTGAGAGTAAGAAAGAAAAAATCCAAGAAAGGGCAGTTAAACAGTGATCTGCTGGATGGATGGACAGGCGGAAATATCACGCGGATCGTCCGTGCCGAGCGGTACATGGGTGCAGTCCTTATCCAGAAGAAGTTCACATCGGATTACCTGACACATGAAGTCCGGGACAACAAAGGCGAAGTCCCTCAGTATTTTGTCCGGAACCATCATCCGGCAATCGTTGACGAGGACCTGTTTGAAAAGGCACAGGAAGTCGTAAAAGTAAACAGCGATTTATATAACAGGACAAGATCCGGCAAGAAGCCGAGAGCGTTTTCCCAAAGACTAATCTGCGGGGAGTGCGGCCGCTTTTTCCATGTGACAAACGGAAATGGGAACTATCCCATCTGGCGGTGCCCGACGAGCAGCCGGACGACAGGAAACCGTATCTGCCATGCAGAAAAAGTATACGAGGAACAGGTTGTCCGAGCCTTCCGTAAAGCAGTTCTGGAGCGGTTCCGGCTGACGCTTAAGCCCATCCATGACAACGTGGCTGTGGCAGACATCATGAGCGGCCGGTTCAAAGAGCAGTATGACAACTTCACCCCGGAAGCAGATTCTTTTGTAAGCCAGATGCTTGCACGGCTGGAGAGCATTCAGAAGCTGGATTTTATGGAACGCGACCGTGCTTTTTATAAAAAGCAGATAGCGGCCGCACACACCAGTGTGGAAAGCACCAGTAAGAAGATCCGGCTCCTGAAAAGTCAGGTGGATGTGATGCAGACCCGTCTGGAACTTCTCGGTGACGAGATGATCGACCCTGCTTCTATTGAGGAGAAGAAAAAGCTCATTGAGAAACTGGAGTGTGATATTCAGAAGGACACGGACACTGAGCAGAAACTGACCGAACAGCTCGACTATATGGAAGACTACTGGGAAGAACTGGAGGGCGATTATGAACGAAGGGAAAAGGCAATCGGGTGGATGAAGAGCCTCCCGGCGGGGCGGGATGGTACGGTGGCCTTTCTGAATGAAGTGACCGAAGAACACTGCAAGGCATTCCTCCTCTCCATCACGATCCATTCACCGCTGAAGTTTACGGTCCACTGGTTCGATGACACCAAGACCGAGGTAGAGATGGATTCCAATATTGAAGATTACCGCAATACCGCAAGCTATTATGACGGGCATACGATGCGCGACGGCAGCCAGCGGAAGAGGCATGTAAGATAAGACCAGTTGCAAGGCTGGAAGAAAGGAGCAGATTATGACAAGACAAAAAGTGGATGTGATCCCCGCCAGTGTGCGCTCGGTACAGAACGGCGGGCAGCTGAAAAGCCAGACCAACATCCGTGTGGCGGCTTACTGCCGTGTTTCCACCGGCGATGAGAGCCAGCAGACTTCCTACACGACACAGAAAGCATTCTACAAAGACCTCATCACCCGGAAGCCCGGCTGGATCTTTGCCGGCATCTACGCGGATGAAGCAAAATCTGGTACCAACCGGGAGCATCGAGAGGAATTCAACCGCATGATAAAAGATGCGATGGATGGAAAGCTGGACTACATCGTTACAAAGTCCATTTCCCGATTCGCACGAAACACCATCGACTCCCTGACCTGTACCCGTGAGCTTCGGCAGCTGAAGCCGCCCGTGGGTATCTATTTCGAGAAAGAGAATATCGACACGCTGGATGCCAAAGGTGAGCTGATCCTGACGATCCTTTCTGCACTGGCACAAGATGAGAGCCGTTCCATTTCCGATAACATCCGCTGGAGCATTCAGAAGAAGTTCCAGTCTGGTGTCCCGCATATCAATCTGAAACGGATGCTGGGGTATGAGCTTGGGGCAAATAAGCAGTGGGTCATCGCGCCGGAGCAGGCAGAGATCATCCGGTACATTTTTGACCGCTTCGTGAAAGGCCAGACGGCGAATAAGATCGCTCAGGAGCTGAACCAGATGGAAAAGTTCACGGTCAATGGAAAGAAGTGGAGTGCCAGCTCGATCCTGATCGTCCTGCGGAATGAGAAGTATGTGGGCGATATCGAGATGCAGAAGACCATCACCAAAGACTTCCTTACCCACCGTTCAAGCATTAACAAGGGCGAAGCACCCCGCTACTATGTGAAGAACCATCATGTGGGTATCATCGACCGTGTGACTTGGGACAAAGTGCAGACCATGCTGTTCGAGAAGCCGAGGGCAGACATGACGAAAGGCCCCGGCAAGAAAAAGGTAAAGAGCATTAAGGGTTCTCCGTTTGGAAACCTGCGCTGCGGTGCGATCCTGGAGAATGGGCCGGATGCCGGAAAACCCTGCGGGGAAGGATTCTTCCGTACAACCTACACGGGTGTGGCAAATGGTTACAGCGATGAGCGGAGTCTTAAGGCGACTGGTGAGGATACCGGAGAGTATCTGGAAAAATACACTTATTCGTATCCCGTTTGGCGGTGCAAGCGTAAGGTCGGGGAGCGGGACGGTGAGCCGCCGAAGAACGGTTCTCCCGACCAGAAAGCGTATTGCCGGAGCAAGAAAGGCTGCATGTCGGATGAGGAAAAGGAAGCTGCAAACAAGCGCTGCCCCTCAGAACGCTACCATGAGTGTGCGCTGGAGCAGAGTTTCATGGAACTGCTCTACAGCATGAAGCGTGATTTTGAACAACACGGAGATGCCTCCATGATCGTGACGATGTTTGACAATGCCTATGAGCAGGCTGTCCGGCTGGCGAATAACAACAGCATCTCGGTGCAGAGGATGGCAACGGTGGAAAATCAGATCAAGGAGATGGAAGAACGCCTGCAGGATGCCATCAGTCATCAGGTGGCGGCGCTTCGGGAAGCTGCACTGGAACAGAATGTGGAACTGAATGAAGCCCTTTCCAACGGGGAGGTGACTATTGACGACATCGACCTGGACATCCGAAGCGGACTGACACCAGGAAGCATCGGAGTGAGCTTCTATGGGACAGAAACGGAGGAAGGCTCGGAAGCCCAGATTTATACAGAGCTTGTGAACGACCTGCAGGAACGGCTGAAAACACTCCAACAGGAACGGCAGACGATAGAGGAAGAACAGGGCGTGCTGGCGATCATGAAAAAGAACTTTGAATATTTCCTTGCCTGCCTGAAAGAACTGCCGGATACCAATGCAGGCGGAATGCCGTTAAGAGTCAACGGCCTGGATGTACAGGGAAGTCTTCTGAGAGATGTAGACGGCAAGCCCATCGAGGGCCGGGTGTCTGCCGTGACCAGGGGCAGGCTCAAGCTGACTCCTGAGCGGATCGCAGAAGCACCAGATATGCTCCACTTTGAAAAAGGCATCTACTGTGCTTTTGTTGAGAGCGGAGTACTGCAGGGGGATGTGGCAACCTATAAGACAAACTTCGGTGTGACACTGACCTCAAAGGGCAACCGCAGAACGCTTGACAGCTTCATGGGCTATAAGCGGAGTGACATGGACGGCAATGTGGTCTATGTGGACGCTCCTTATAAGGTGTACGGATTCAGCATTCAGTACCGCAGATACCTGACAACTGCAGCGAAGCGCGAGAGGGAAGAAGCGGTGTGATAGAAGGAGATAGGACCCTGCCAGGTATGGCTTTTGTGGCTGCATCTGGCAGGGCTTTTTTTTGTTTTTTAGGTTTTATTGTGCTGCTATTTTGCCTGCTTTTTTGTCTTGTCTTTTTTACCCGTAAGGATTGCTATGTGCAGAGTCCTGTTATATGTTGTGGGTGGCGAGAAATACACATACGACAGAAAATACACATAGCGAGGAGTGTTTGAAATGAAAGATGTAGCTGGGATGCTGGCAGAGAAATATGGTGCAACAGCTGAGGAGATTGTGGCGGCCGGTGCTATGAAATTATATCTCCAGAGCATGGAGCCGGCAGAGGCACTGAGAAAGGTGAGGGCTGTGTATGAGCCAAAAGTGATCCGGCTTGACAGTGGCGAAGGCGTGCCGGTACAAAGCAATATTGATGGTGCAAAGTACGCTGCGTTCATCGATGAGTCTGCGGTGTTTGCGGATCAGAAGATGAGAGAGCGTGGGGATGCACTGGCAGACATGGTTATGGAAAAGTTGAAAGCCGTGGATGGAAAATGCCTGATCGAGTGTGCCAGCGTGGAGTTCATGAGTTTTATCGAGGATGTATATAGGAGTTTGCATCGGCGTGAATATTAATGAAAAAATTTACAGGTGATCATTTCCAAGGCGTTGATGGGGTTGATTATTTTTTTAGAAGAGCATGACCGCTTGAAATAAGCGTGCTTTGATGGTAAGATATTGATGGGGAGATTTATTCTTCACAACCTGAAAGAGGGTGATATCCGATGAATAAGTGTAGAGATTTGGATTTCGAGCGAAAGCATGAAGAAGATCTTCAAAGATTGCGAGGTTTTAGGCTTTTGGATGATGATTTCATGAGCAAAGTCTTTGAAGATATAAAGTGTGCAGAATTTTTGTTGCAGATTATTCTGAATCGAGACGATCTGAAAGTGAAAAAATCCAATAGCCAGTATAGCGTTAAAAATTTACAGGGAAAATCTGTGCGGTTGGATATTCTTGCAGTGGATAGGGAAAACCGTGTATACAATATTGAAATTCAGCGAAATGATAAAGGTGCTGGTGTTAAGCGAGCTAGGTATAACAGCGGTATAATCGATGCGAATGTTACTGAACCAGGCGAGCAGTATGAATACCTGAATGAAACTTATGTGATTTTCATCACAGAGAATGATGTTCTTAAAAGAGGACTTCCGATATATCATATTGACCGTATGATTAAAGAAACAGGAGAATCATTTGGTGACGAATCGCATATTATATATGTGAACTCTCAAATCAAAAATGAAACGGCACTTGGAAAACTGATGCATGACTTTTCTTGTACAAGTGCAAAAGATATGTATTATGAAGTATTAGCTAATCGAGTACAGTACTTCAAAGAAGATGAGAAAGGAGTGGCGGTTATGTGCAAGGTTATGGAAGACATGAGAAATGAAGCTGCAAGAGAAAACTCTCTGGAAACAGCCCGTAGCTTGCTGTTGATTGGAAAGCTAACTTATGAGGAAATAGCGCAAGCTACGAAACTCACAGTTGATGAGGTAAAAGAACTAGATGAGAGAAGAAGTGCATAATTGAAACTCATCGCCTACCGGTGCAGTGTGTAACTATTGATATGCTTTTTCCATTGATGGCAGAGAAAACCAGATGTCTAAAAAACTGAAGGAGTGAGCGAAATGTGCAAGCAGATGGAAGATTTAAGAAATGAGAGTATTCTTGAGGGCATCGACATTGGCGACCTTAGAACGACAGTAAAGTATTATAAAAAGGGCAAGATTACCCTTGAAGAAGCTGCTGAGGACTTGAACATGACTGTGGAAGAATTTAAAGAGAAGATGAACCAAATTCCAGCAGAAGCAGTATAAAACATAC